TGCTAGACCTAGTGCAGGTCGTTTGAATTTCTACTTTTATGACCCTAAAGGCAAGAAGACATTGCCATATTATGATATATTTCCATTAGTGTTACCCATAGATACATTTAGAGGTGGTTTTGTAGGGTTGAATTTTCATTATTTACCATATGGGGTGAGATTTAAATTATTACAAGAGTTACAAAGATATGCTAGTAATACAGATTTTGACCGTACTACAATAATAAATGCGTCATATAATACACTTAAAAATATAAGTATGATTAAACCAACAGTTAAGAAATATTTGTGGAAACACGTTAGGTCAAATTTTTTAAGAATAGATGTTGATGAAATGGCAATTGCAGTATATCTACCTGTACAACAATTTAGAAAAGCGACACCACAAAGAGTGTGGTCAGACAGTAGGAGAAATATCTGATAAAAAATGGCAAAGAGGACATTATGGAGAGTTATGATAGTTAAGTTAAGAATGTGGTATGCTGATGTAAGAGGACACCACGGACATAGATGGAACTACGAACCTTCCCAACATTATTTTGGAAGACACCCGAAGAATAGGAAATAGAAATGGCAATATTCAGAGCAGGTAAACGTATTGGTAATATGGATATCCGAATAGGACTTCCAAGAGATAGGTCATTTGATAATGTTGAAGGTGATAAAAGATTAAAGAGAAGACCTACCCACGGCGCCAATAAAACAACAGCTATTGGTAGATTTATTTCAGAAATAAACAAAGGTGAAGGTGTTGCTAGAGCAAATAGATTTTTAATTAGATTATATCCACCAAAGGACATTGTTAAAGAACAATTTGGTGAAAGAGAAAGAGATTACACTGTACGTCCTGCTGATAGTCTTATTAATGACGACCAAATGAAACGAAATGTAGAGTTGATGTGTACTGAAATTACATTACCTCATAGGGATGTAGCAACTCAAAATTTTGTGACCTATGGACCAGGTAGAAAAATGCCTTATGCATATGTTTATGGTTCAAATCTTCAAGCTTCGTTTATGGGAGATAAGTTTTTAAGACAAAGAGCATTTTTTGAAACTTGGCAAAAGAAAATGTTTAGTACCCATACTCATAATTTAAATTACTATGACGCATATGTAGGTCAAATGGATATATATCAATTAGGACAGTATAGAGAAAGTTCTAAAGATGGAGATTATGATGATAACTATAGAATGACCTATGGTATAAGATTGCACGAAGTATATCCAGAAACAATTGGAGAAATACAATATCAATCAATGGTAGATGATATGATACCTATGAACATACCTGTAAAGTTTGCATTTAGAACTTGGGAGAATTTAACATTAGACGCCATTAATGAAGTTGGTTTAGGTACAAGTGTTCCTGATATGCCAAATATTATACCTGCTAAAAATTATGGAATAATTGGTGGAATATTATCAAAAATGCCACCAGAAATTAGACGTGCAAGTAAACGAGTTATAGAGAAAATTAGAAGAGATATACCGATTGGTAAAGGTACAGGAGGAAGAGTATTTCCACCATTCGTTATTAATAAGTAATATATAATAAAAAGGAGAAGAGATTATGGCATTGCCTATAATAGAAACAGCGACATATGAGTTGACGTTACCATCAAAGGACGTTAAGGTTAAGTACAGACCTTTCCTTGTAAAAGAGGAAAAAGTATTGTTAATGGCATTAGAATCAAAATCGCAGGAGGAAATGACTACTGCTTTGAAACAGATTTGCCACGCTTGTACATTTGGTACTATAGATATTAATACATTACCTTTATTTGATGTAGAGTATATATTTTTACAGATAAGAGCGAAGTCAGTTGGTGAAATAGCAAAACTTAAATTGCTATGTCCAGATGATAAGGAAACTTATGCAGATGTTGAGATAGATTTGTCTAAAGTGGAAGTACACGTAGATGAAGACCATACTAACAATATTGTGCTTGATGATAAGAAAAAGATTGGGATTGTTATGAGTTATCCTACAATTAATTCAATTGATCCAAAAATTAATGTAGAAGGTAAAAAGACTCAAGTGATGTTTGATATGTTGGTCAGTACAATTCATCAAATATATGAAGGAGATAAAACACATACACCTAGTGATTATACTAAAGAGGAATTGAATAAATTTATAGAGAGTTTAGACAGTAAAGCATTTAAGAAAATTAACGATTTTTTTGATAGTATGCCTAAATTGAAGCAAGAAATAGAAATAGTGAACCCGAAGACAAAGAAGACAAGTAAATTAACCTTGCAAGGGTTACAGGATTTTTTCGTATTGCCCTCTCTCACGAAAGTTTAGAGAATTATTTTCAAGTGAATTTTACGCTTATGCAACATCATAAATATTCACTATCTGAACTTGAAATGATGATACCTTGGGAGAGGGAAATTTATGTGAATATGCTATCAACTCACATAAAAGAGGAAAATGATAGAACTAGACATAGAAATATGCAGAATAAATAGGACTATATGGCTGACGATTTAATTAAAGTAAAAAAGACAACCGAAGAGTATGAACTAAAGAAGAGTGACCTTGTTCCAGATGAAGGTGAGGACGCTCCTACTTGGTATAATAAGACAGCAGGTCTATTAGACAAGTTTAGAGTCATACCTAGAATGGTAATGTTGTCATACATTTATGCATTTTATAAATCAGTAACTTGGTTTATGCAATTACCTGACCCAACCAATTCACAAGCAATGTTTATATCAACTATTGTTGGTGCTGGTGCTGCCTTCTTTGGATTATATGTTGGCAAACCAGGTGCGAAATTACCTAAAAATAAGAAATAAGGAGATTTATGAAGATATCAGATAACACAGCAATTTCAATGCCAATGAGAAACCTTTTATCCATATTGGCTGCTGTTGGTATTGGAGTGTGGGCGTATTTTGGTGTAATTGAGCGATTAAATAATTTAGAAACTAAATCTACTCTTGCAGAAAAAGATTTAACTAGTGAAGTGTCAAGAATTGATAAAGATATAGATTCTTTAATTACAGGTGATATTGCACAAAATAATGAATTTAGGATCAAATGGCCAAGGGGGGATTTAGGTTCTCCGCCTGCTGATTCTGAGCAATTTATGCTTATAGAATTTTTGTCAGGACAAGTGGAGTCCTTACAACTACAATTAAAGGGTATGATGAACAACCAAGTAAATATTGAAAGATTACAGACCGATATGGAAAAGGCTTTANAGGATATAGAAAAATTAAAGGACAAAATTAGNGACCAGAAAAATGGAAATAANGGAGNTANACATTAAATGGATGCTGCTACACTAGTCACTATTATAACAATGTTCATTGTAACCGATACTTCAAGCGAATTTGTTAAGTATGATGGTTTAATGNNTTGTTTGAAAGATAAAAGAAAGATAGAAAAGTTACACGATGGACGTAGAGTAATNTGTGGACCATCAATGGCTGAAATAGATAAAGATGGTAATATTATTAGTATTAAAAATAAAATGCCTGACCAATCTGGTAGTTTAAAANTAGGTGGTACGGCGAAGTCTTTAACAGAAAAGAAGAAAAAGAAAAAAATAAAGGTATTAACACAGGATTAATCATATGAAAAAATTATTAATGTTATTGATTGCAACATTTTTTTTAGTAAGTTGTGCTCCAACAAAGAGTTTTAAAGTAGAAAGAGAATTAGGTCTACTTGATGTTGTAAAAGATAGAGGTTACGTTGTATGTGGAGTTAATGCAGGTTTACCTGGTTTCTCCGCTAAAGACGAAGAAGGAAATTGGAGTGGTTTAGATGTAGATTTTTGTAGGGCAGTTGCCGCTGGAATATTTGGTGATTCAAATAAAGTAGAGTTTATAGGTTTAAACGCTGCTCAAAGATTCCCAACATTAGCGTCTGGCGAAATTGATTTACTTGCTAGAAATACTACTTGGACAATTAGTAGGGATGTTAATTTGATGTTTGAATTTGCAGGTGTAAACTATTATGATGGACAAGGATTTTTAGTACCTACTGATTTAGATATTGAAAATGCAACAGAATTAAATGGTGCGTTTGTCTGTATTACAGCAGAAACAACATCCGAATTAAATTTAAATGACTATTTTGCAGAAAACAATATGGCATATAAACCAGTATATGTTGAAGGTAACAAAGACGCAAAAGCAAAATTGTTTGCTGGTGAGTGTGATGTCTTTACTACAGACGCTTCTGGTTTAGCATCCGCAAGAGCAGGTGCAGAAAATCCAGATGATTGGGTGGTATTACCTGAAATTATATCTAAAGAACCATTAGGTCCACTTGTAAGACAAGGCGACCAAGAATGGGAAGATGTAGTAAGATGGACTATGTTCATTATGATTAATGCTGAAGAGGCAGGTATCACTTCTAAAAATGTTGANTTAATGTTAACNTCTAAATCAAAAGAAGTTAAAAGAATTTTAGGAGTAGAAGGTTACATTGGTCCTATGTTAGGATTAGGAATGAAGTTTGGATATAATATTATTCAACAAGTAGGAAACTATGGAGAATCTTTTGAAAGAAATGTGGGAGAAGAAACACCACTTGCTTTAGAAAGAGGATTAAATAATTTGTGGAATAACGGTGGCATATTATATGTACCACCAATAAGATAGGGAGAACTATGTTTAAAAAATTATACAATATGATAGGATTTAGAAACGG